TAAGTAAATACACCGTAACCATGATACCAACAGGCATTCCGCCATCATATAGCTACTCAATGAGTGATGTAGGTAGAGGCTCAACAGTTCGTGTAATCCTGTTTATTACCCTATTCGTACTCTCTTACTTGGTTTGACCCTTGCTTGATTGTACCTTACACCTACGCTCAATAGTGTATTCATCCTATGTATTATGAGTGCCTCTGCACCTGCATCGGGTGTATACGCTCACCGTTTGGTGTTACCCTTGGGGATAGCATACACGTTGCACTACCTCATAAAATGTACTGACAAAGACCCGCCCAAGGCGGTAACCAAGGGCGGGCAGGGGGGGGAATTAAAGTTTACTGATGAACTTTTTATCCGCTGTAAATCCGCCATGGGTCATGAATTGGGCAAGGGCTTTACCACAAGCACGATTACCCGATGGTAACTCAAGATTGAACGTAGAAGGATACGTACGTAGATACTCTAGAGCATCATTGTATCTATCTTGCCATTCTTTGATTAGGGATACATAACGATGAGCATACTCGCCAAGGGCTTGAGCATGGTTAGCAATAGCATCGTCATCGGAGGCATGGGTGATAGTTGCACGTGGTGCCTGTGGCTTGCTTTTCTTAATCAGGTTAAGAGTTTGGACTGCAAGCAATAGACCATCATTAGATGCCTTGCTATGGGTTGCGGATGTAGTATCGGATACGGTTGTTTTAGAAAATACATTCAACATGATTTTCTCCTATTGTTATGCTCCAAGGTAGAGCGGTTTAATGGTGCAACATAGCACCATGTGTGATATCGTCAATGATACCATAGAATGTATATACAATGTACAATTATATGCATATATATGTTATAGGACGTAAAATGGTATACTTATCCACAAGTTATACACAATATGGGTAGTGGTAGGGGGTGTTGACATTGTACACACGGGATGCTCGAACACCTAACAGGACCCTAACAAAGATCACCCCCTAACAGAACCCTAACAGGACCACTTGCATAATTATCAGACGTAGGGGGGGGTACCCCAAACGAGGGCTCGAACGCGCGCAAAAGGCACCTACCCATATTCCAGCCCAAAATTACCTTGTGTACAATTTGTCCACAGAAAGGGTGGGAGAGACGATCCTTCTTCTTCTCTTTCACTATAGGGGTTATGGCATTGAGTTAGTAAAAATTGTGTACAATTGTACACATTCTTGAAATGTTTTCGGTTTTTGTTCGTATACTACAGCTAGAGAGACAGCCTTCTATGAAGGTCTCCCTTGATGCTGGTAAGCCAGCCGCCCACCAGGCGTAAACGTCAGGGAATGTCCAGTTGGGTAGCAGTCCCGTATTGTGGTCGATGGAACGGTTCCATCTGACCTTTTTTCCGTAATTGGACAATATGGAGGGTTCTACCCATGTCCTCACAAATTACAACCGCCTTTGTTGAACAATACAAATCCAATGTTATGGATCTGGTTCAACAAAAAGGTAGCCGCCTACGCAATGCCGTTATGAACGACACTGTAGTAGGCAAAAAGAAATTCTATGAGCAAGTCGGAACAACCGAGGCTCAACTTCGTACATCCCGTCACGCAGACTCACCTCTCGTCAATACTCCACACCTTCGTAGGTCAATGACCCTAGAAGATTACGAATGGGGCGATTTGATTGATAACGCTGACCGAGTACGTCTACTCATTGATCCAACAGATGCTTACGCACGTAACGCAGCATGGGCAATGGGTCGTGCAATGGATGATGTTATTATCAGTGCAGTTCGTGGTACTGCTTACACAGGCGTATCAGGTGGAACAAGCGTTGCTTGGACTGCACAAACTGACCAAATGGTCGATGTTGATGTCGGTGTAGACAGTGACCACACAGGTCTTAATATCCAAAAACTTATCCAAGCAAGAGAAATTTTGCAAGGCAATGAAGTTTCACCTGACGAAGAACTATTCTGTGTTGTAAACGCTCAAATGCTTGGTAGTCTTTTAAACCAAACTCAGGTTACAAGTGCAGACTACAACTCAGTTAAAGCACTCGTTCGTGGCGAAATTGATACTTTCTTAGGTTTCAAATTCATCCACAGTGAACGTGGTGGTCTAAGTACAAACACTGAAGGTGCGACAGCCGCAACAGACCAAGCATGTTGGTGCTGGGCTAAATCGGGTATTCAACTAGGTATTGGTGCTGACATCAAAGCAAGCATCGCACCACGGGCTGATAAATCGTTTTCAACTTATGTTTATTATTCAATGACTCTTGGCGCAACACGCCTTGAAGAAAAGAAAATTGTTGAAATCGCATGTCATCCTGATGGAAAGCCTGAGGATTGATTCTAATCGTAATGGGGCTTAACTTAACAATGTCTGAAGCAAATACGGAGGCGGGTTGCCCCACCGCTGACGGCTTCGGCTTCAGAAGGAGAAAATTAAAATGGCTTCATTAAAAACCACTTTAGTTTCAAATTTAGACAGTGTGCCTATGGTCATGAACGATGTAGGCGAATCAGGTGGACGCATTCGTGCCGCTATTGGTAATGTTTCTTGGGTAGGTGCTACACTTACTACAGCAAACGACTTTATGCGTATTTGCAGACTTCCTGCAAACGCAAGAATTGTAAGTGCTAGGTTCTATAACGATGACCTTGATGGTGGTGGCCCTGCTTTAGTTTGTGCAATGGGTATTTTGCCTATTGACAGCGATGCTTCAACATCAACACACACAGCAAATCTTACCGCTTTTGGTACAACGGCTGCAGGTTTTGGTTCAGCAACTTTCGGTGATGCCGTTTCTGGTATTGATATGACTTGTGTTGTTACTGGAGATGTTGCTAATTACGGCAAAAAATTGCATGTGTTAGCAGGTGATACAACAGACCCAGGTGGTCATTATGACCTTGCTCTTGTCGCAACAACACCTGCACATACGGATGCAACAGGTAATATTGCATTCCAAATTATGTACACTGTTGATTAAGGCACTTCATGGCAGTAGGAACCAAAAAATCTAATATCATCACTGACCTGGATCAGGTCGTTTCTGTTGTAGATAACGGCAAACTCCAGGGAAACGTCTTGGTAAGCGCTGACTCTTTTGAAATAGTAGCAGCGGATATCGCAGACGTTAACGATGTTATTGAATTGACAAGGCTGGCTTCTAACGTTCGGATACATTCTATTAAGTTATTCAGCGACGAAATTGACGCTCATGCGTCACCAACCTTGGCAATGGATTGTGGTATATACCTGACAGATGGGACGGTAAAGGATGCAGATGCATTCGGCTCTGCCGTAACAACTGGCTGGGGAGATGCCGCTGGTTCAGGAACAGAGTTTATTACCGAGGCAGGCGCAGCGGCGGTTGCTAATATCGGCAAGAAGCTTTGGGAAATTGTCGGCGAGTCTTCAGATCCTGGTGTCGACTATGACATCAGCCTGAGAGTCACCACGGTTGCTGCAACCGGTGCAGCGGGTACAATATCATTCGTGATAATATACTCTACATTTTAAAATAAGTAATTGGGGGGTGGGTTAACGCTCATCCCCCTGATTGCTTTAAGGAAACGAATATGCCAAGTAGTGCTTCGACAGAAGAAAACCTAGCGAACATGGCCCTAACCATGCTTGGCCAGCAGCCCATTTCCTCCCTAACTGAATCGAATAATAGGGCGGTTATGGCAGATGCACGGTACGCAGATATTAGAGACAGCGTGCTTAGGGCACACCCCTGGAACTGTGCAATAAAGAGGGACTCTCTTGTAAAGAGTGCGACTTCGCCAGATTGGGGATTCACAAACACATTTACCCTCCCTTCAGATTTTATCCGCCTTGTAGACATAGAAGATCCGACACAGAAGTATTCTATAGAGGCAGGAAACCAAGCTGGGGACGATTCATTGGTCTTGGTAACTGATGCCACTTCCATGAATATAAGATACATATACAAGCTAACCAATGTCGGCAAGATGGACGATACGCTTAAACACGCCATAGCAGTGCGTCTTGCAGCAGACCTAGCCCTCGCTTTAACTGGCGATACAGGGAAAGAGCAGTTCTTAATACAAAAATACCAGTCCGTGCTTGCACAGGCTCAATGGGAAGACTCTGTTCAACACAACAGCACAGAAACAATACATGGAGGGTTGTGGCTAGAAGCCCGATATGATAACGCTGTGTACAGGGATTATCCAGACCTTAATACAGATGGCTCGCTTGCATAATGGCTAACGTCATACAAATACAAACCAACTTTACTGCCGGCGAAATCTCTCCACGATTGATGGGGAGGGCAGACATAAACAAATATAACAATGGTGCGAAGACAGTACAAAATGCTCTGGTTCAAGCTCATGGTGGATTGACAAGGAGACCTGGAACAAGATATGTTGATGCAGTCAGGGATGCTGCACATGTTCCAAGGCTAACAGAGTTCCACTTCAATACAGAGCAATCGTATATATTTGAAGTAGGGGTAGACACAGCGGACGGTAAACCAGGGGATACAACAGCAGATGTAGCGTCGTCCCACTATGGGGCAACCGACCCAGGAGGTGACGCTTATACAACAGGCACCCCAGATCGTCATGGTTATATTAGGATTT